TTAGACGCTTTGTTTAAACCCTTTATAACTTTTTTAATTTTCTTATCTGCCATTAGGTACTCCCTGTTTATTTTTATTTAAAGTATTGCTGTTGAGGATTAAAATTTCCAAAAGGGTTAAACTCTCCTCCTGGTTGGCTAAATAACTCTCCTCCGTTTTGGTTATAAGGGGATTGGTTAAATAAATCGGAAAACCCACTAAGACTTCCAATACCTTGGCCCAAAGGACGGTCCGTCGGACCGGATTGAAATTCGTTCATTCCACTTATTCCACTGCCTCCAGAAAAAACATTCGGAAAAGTGGCGTTTGTTATTTCTTCTACTTCTTGGAGATAAGGGGGTAATTTTTGTTCTTGCTCTTCAAGATTTTGAGTCGCTTGGGATTTTTGGTATTGTTTTATTTTACGCACCAAAGGGCCCAACAATTGTTGTATTCCCTGACCGCCACCAAAGTTTCTCCCAAAGTCGAGTTGTTTAACGTACCCAAAATCATCAGCGCTGGGCAAGAAGGCGCGAATGCTTTCCCCCGGTATACTATCATTTATGCCTCCCATACCATTTATGCCTCCTATACGATCAATTAAGGAAGGATGTGTGTTTGGTGGACCTACAGGACCTACCTGTGGATCTTGGAAACCGCGGGTCTGGTACATTCGTGACATAATTTCCCTCATGTTGTTGCCTCCCTCTTCTCATACGAACTTTCTTTTATTTTCGTGTAGGCGTTTGCACCTAAAAACGTGGCGATTATACCCATGTTAGCTATAACCCAAGTGCTTCCAATTGGCTGCAATACCGTAATTCTGTCTACAGAAATCAAAGGAGTCAACATGATTGCTATAAATGTTGTTACACTAAATAAACTAAACAAGATCATAAATCGGGACTGATCCTCCTTTCGATTTGCATTATCAATTTTTATAAAACGCTCATGTTTATCAAGCTCGTCCGTTGTGACTATGCCATCGCCATCCAAATCGGCGGCGTTTAAAGGGTTGTCTTTGCTTAATTTTTTCATTTAACAATTATCCAACTTGGCTCAAACATTATAGAGTTTCTGTAAGCGAGTAATAATAACACAACTGTAAAAATAATCAATCGACTACGGCTTAAATTCAAAGGCCGCCCAAATTAAAAGTCCTCCACCGCCTAGCGTAATTGTCACGCCCAGTAGAATTGAGAGGGTATCTAATATTTTATTTTTTCGAGCAATAGCCGCGTAACGAGAATCCCGATCTCTTTCAACAGATTGCGCCCTCATTTTTTTAAACATTGCCACACCTTTGGAACCACGCGTTTCCCAGATGATTCGCTCAAGGTCTTTCTCCATGTCCATAGCTTTTTCATAAGCAATGTATTGCGATAGAGGGTCATTTTTATTGCCAGACTTCTTTGCTTCTTTCGCGCCATCTATGAATGAAAAGACTTTATTCAAATCTTTTCCCATCGACGAAAGATCTTTACCTAAAGAAATTCCTTTCTTTAAGGCAGAAAATGACAGAAGAGCAAGGCTTATCGGGTCCATAACATTCTCCGCAGAACTTTTTTAAATGCCTATGTAACTTCCACCACGCTTCGCAGCACCCATACCACGCGCAAGCATCTTCTTACCACTTCCTGTCATAGGAGCCGCGGTTTCTTTGCCATGATTAGCGTAAGGTATTTTTCCTTGGTTTTTTATTTCGGCAAACTCTACAGCCTTTGGTTCAGGGCCGGGAGTGTTTGTTACAATTTTAACTGTTCTCATTTATTGCTTCCTTTGTGCTTGAAGTTTTAGTAGTTCCTTTTCGCGTCCCGCTTCTATACGAGCTTGCGTTGTATTAGCTTGCGCCTGCAATCTCTTGTCGAATTGTTCGCTTCGTAAGTCCTGACCCCGTTGATCTAAAGAAAGTTTTGCTTGATCGACTTGAGCATCCGACTGTTCAGACTGAGCTTTGATCTGTAGTTCTTGCTTCTTGAGTTCTATAAGCGGATCGGGTTGGCCGGCTCCAGACATTTCCTGACTTTGTTGACGTAGCTGTTGCAGACCCTGCGCAATCATTTGCGCCGTGATCGCTTCCAACTGGACTGGATCGGAAGCCACACCTTGCTGTTGAGCAGCTTGGACAGCCTGTTCTCTCGACTGTATTTGGATATGCTCCATAACATGCTTTTGCAACGTGATCGCCAAGGCAGGGTTGCCAGAAACCATTGGGCTTGCACCAAAGACCATGTGGGCGAGTATATGCGCCTGATGGTTTTGACCTTCGAAAGCATTGAGTGAAGCCATGTCCAAAACATTTATATTCTCCTGCGCGGGATCAAGCGGTAAGGGCTCATCCACGGGTACGTTCCTTAATATACGATCAATATCTCGAACACCCAATGATTCGTACATATCGTAGTACACTTCATACATGTTGTGCATCTCTGGAGCTTGCGCCGCCAATTGCATTTTTGTTTGAGCTAAAGTAATCCGTTGTGCTTGACTAAATACATTTGGATTAGAAACAGGGATAACATCCACCTTGCTGTCAAAATCAGAAGATTTAATTGACGAATCAAAACCCTCAACAGAATACGGATATTCAGGCGGTAAACTCTCCGCCATAACGCGGGATAAAAGTTTAAACTCAACCCGTGTGGCATAGTGCAAACGCTTATGAACGGCAGACATTACCCGTGAGCCTTGTTCCAACATGGCTATGGTTGTTCCTACCGCAGCGCTCTGATTGCCGTCTCCAACCTTCATATCGGTTATAGTGGCAAAGCGCCGTCCTGCATCCACAACAAAACCTAGTAATTGAAATAAAGTCTGGTCGGGTCCTTTAAAAGGCAGCGGCATGAGGCTATCACGGATAGCCCCACCGGGAGCGTCCACATCACGGAACTCACCGGGCTGAAGAGGTTCGTCGTCGTCCCTGATCCGTAGACCGCGGGCTTTGAACCCTGCTGGGAGGTTTGACAAGGTTCCGGCGTCGATCAACTGCCTCAGTGCCGCCGTGGCGGTCCGTGACAGACCACCAATCGTGTGAATCAGACCCAAGCCATAAAAACCGAATCCCGGAAGAAATTTATAATGCACAAAATATTGAATCTTGCGCTTTTCTTCATCCTCTTCACGATAGTTGCGACGAATTGACAATATTTGACCGTTGTCCTGTGATATTGTTACAACATAGGGGATTTTTATCCCTGTAAATTCCCCATCTTCGTCCTCATCTTCATAGCCGTCTAAGTCTAAATCGGCGTGAACTTCTAAAACTGTGCAGTCGTAATCAATCGAGGACGACGAAACGCCTTCTAACTGATCTAATTCAGACGATAAACTGCTGTACTCGCCCTGCGCAGGAATTACAGGAATGTCTAAGTAAAATCCTGCAACTTGTTTTTTTCGTAAATCGTTTAAAGACATGCGAATCACTTGCGTAATGTTTGGACATGTCTCCAAATCAGAGGTCTCATAGGGAACCACAAGGTGTTCTGCGGGTACAAACTTGCTTACCGCTCTTCCCAAGGTCTCATCAAAATAAACTTTCTTAAACGTACTGCCCGCAAGAGGTAGATAAAATAACATTTGATCAAGTTCTGGCGTGTATTCTTCCATTACATTCGTAATGTAATAATTCATAAACTGCTTGACACGTTGTGCCTGATTCGTTTTTTCATGCGTTTCTGATCCCATGACCGCCGTTCGTACCGGACCGCCCGCAGGAAGCATTTCATTAAACGCCTGTGCCTGAAATTGTGTTGCCGCTTCGGCTAAAAGAGGGTGGGTCACGCCCGACGCGCCGCGAAAAGGTTGCGTTCTCTCTTGATAATTAAATCCAAGAAGCTCTAACCCATTAGAATACGTATCTTCCCAATCCTGACGGCTGGCCTTATTTGACGAAAACTCGCCTAATAAATCACCCGCTATGCTTCCAAGCTCTGAATCCGACATTGTTTCAGCAAGATTATCATAAAACTCAACCTCGCTCTTATCCGATTCTGGATCAAAATCTACAACAACACTCCCGTCCTCCTCCGCAGTGATCTCAATGCTGGGAGAATCTTCGTCCGTTATCGCAATGATCTCAGTCTCCTGCGACATCGGAAGCTCAAGTTCTATTTCTGCACGAAGATCCTCTTCATCCAGTTGAGCAGGAACATTCCTGTCCATTAATCCCGCTTGTGGGGTTGGTTTTATTGCCATAAAAGTCTCCTTTGGGCTAACTTACCATAGGTCTAAACATATTTCTAGCAGTATCGCTTAACCCACCAATACCTTCGTGAGTATACCCACGGCCCGCAACACCGCCATTCTTCATGCCACCACCCGGTCCGCGGTAATACTTTAAGGCATGAAACGTTTCTTCGTCTATTCCAAGCCCATACTTTCCGTGAACACCTGCAATCTTACGCGCCAGTCCTCCACCATCTTTTTCCGTTAAAGCTCTAGGAATTAAATTTATGTAAAAATCTTTTGCAATTTGGTCCATAGGTTCTCCACCACCCTGCAAACTTACAATCCCGCCCTGCGCTAATAAGCTTGTCTCTTCTTCTATTTCTTCTACAACAGGGAGAGGGACAAACGGGTCCTTTCGATTTAAAATAGGCATCGCAGATTTGCTTACAAGGAAATTTGGCGCAAGGTTCTCGAACCGCGGGTCCTTTCCGTAGTCCTTTGTGCTTTCAACCAGGTAAGGATTGGCCCCTGTAATAGGGTCTAACCCCGGTATAACTCCCGGTCCCGATGGTGTAATCGGATTAACAACAGGGACCCCAACTCCTGGAATACTTGTCCCCCCATCAACGGGTATAACAGGTGGAGGTGTTATAACAGGCGCTGCGGGTATACCCCCGCCACCGCCATTACCGCCACCGCCATTACCACCATTACCGCTACCGCCATTACCGCCATTACCAACATTACCGCCTCCATAACCTCCGCCACCAATGGCAACTGGAGTCGTTCCGTCATAGTACATTTGATCTTGACCCTCGCCCATGCCCTCGCCATAGGTGGTGACATCACCAAGAGGGTATCCAGAACCAACATCTGCAAAAAGAGTTGCGTCTTCGTACCCCTTATCTCCTGTAATAGTGTCTTTTAAATAATTATATCCCGACGAAATATCGTCATAAACGTTTCCGCCTAAATCAATTAAACTTTGGCCCGCACCAGCCAGATCAGTTAAAAAACCATCGCCTTGCTGTTTGCCACCAGTGGCCGCCAAACGGTCGAGGTTTTCCTGTTGAAACGCCGCTTGTTGATCATCCGATTTATCGTCCGCAATCTTTTGCAACCGTGCAGCCTCCTCTTGCTGCGCTAAATATGCGGAAACCGCCGCGTTGTCTGTTCCACCCAAGTCCTCAATCTTTTGCTCCTGTAAAGCGTTATTTATATTCGCAACAGACGTTGTCGCATCAACACCCTTTCCATAATCCTGACCGTACACTAACCCTAAATCTTTAGAGGCACTGACCTTTGTTCCATCCGCAAGAGTAATCCCGTAGCTGTTTCCATTTTTTGTAATCTGCGTTTCGTTTGCCATCCCGTAGCCAAAGGTGGGATTGTCCGAACCACCATTTGTAACATCTGTTGTTCCAACGCCCGTCGTGATATCATCTAACTGCTTGAAAACGTCTTCTTGAGAGGGTCCCGCCGCTACTAACTCTTCGGCAGGTGTGGTTGGAACACCCGTTTGAACATCCAATGTCAAAACATCGCCGCTTCCATCCGTGGATAACGCTTGAAAAGTATCCTCCCCAGACGCAGCCGCTTCTTCTAACCTGCTTTGATTGGTAGCTTCAATTCCTGCCGCCACTTGAGCCGCCCACTGTTCTGCAAAAGATAACGCCATTATCAAACCTCCATAATAAATATTTGTGTATAATAACTCGAAAAGCTATCGTTTGTCACCCATAATATACAGGCATCTTATAACTTTCATCCTCATTACCCCAATCGTCCGTGGGTAATCCAACAAAGTTTCCCTGACGATACCGCATTAAAGCCTGTGTCATACTATCAACCAAATCATCATACTCCCCATTCGGAAAAGCCGCAACCTCCTCAATCAACTCCTCCGCAAAAGGATCTTCAGGCGCCCAAACCATGCCCGCCTCAAATAAAGGTGAAACAGAATGAACACGCGTAACTTTATCATTTCCACGACTAGGCGTGAAATTTACCACAGGAATACCCATGTTCCGTAGTTCGTGAGTCAAAGGCAATCCACTCGCCTTCGCCTCAACAATAACCGTGTCAGGGTCCCAATACTTATATTGATCCAAAGCCTTCTCCTTTAACTCCGGAAAATCCCAACGACCCTTCTGACTGTCCAAAAGTATTAAAGCCGGAGTCTCCCCCTCCTTCGGATAAAAAACACCCCACGTCGTAATCGCACTGTAATCCGCAGTCTCCTTCTTGCTAAACGCCGTATCGTAACTTTGAATAACAAATTCTAAATTTGGAATTTTTTTCTGAGTCCAACGCATCCACCACTCGCGCTTAATAATCGCATTCTCCTCACCCGTAGGATTCTGCTGATATTGCGCGTTCCACTTGCTGGGAGGTATAGACGCCTTCACCGCCGTCAAATCAGCCAAAGACCAATATTCAGGCCAACACGGCTTCCCATCATCAAATATAGCCGGTAACTCCACAACCTCCCACTGATCCGCTAATGGATCTTTTGCCTGCGCCCGCAATAACTGACCCGTTAAATCCTTCTCCGACCAACGCGTCTGGACCAAAACAATAGAACCACCCGGCTGAAGCCTCTGTCGGGGGCCCCCAGTATACCAATCCCAAGCATCCTCAAAACCATTCGTCGACATCGCCGTCTGCTCCGAATGAGGGTCATCTATAATAACTAAATCTCCACCACGACCCGCTAAGTTCGATCCAACACCAACCGCATAATACATCCCACCCTTGCTCGTATCCCACCGACCAGAAGCCTTGCTGTCCGACGCTAACTTAACATCCGGAAACACCGTGCTGAACTCATCACTCTCAATTAAATTCTTCGTCTTTCGACCAAAGTTAACCGCCAGTTCCGTCGTGTGCGTCGCCTGAATGATCTTCATCTTCGGATTACGGCCCATCATCCACGCAGGAAATAAAAACGAGGCAAACTCACTCTTCGTGTGCCGCGGAGGCATATTAATAATAAGCCGTTTCAATTGTCCGTTAGAGACTTTCTCCAACTTCTCCGATATTATCGCATGGTGGCGACCTGCAATAAAGTCAGGCCACATGGCTTTGACAAACGATAAAAAATTATTTTTACACGCTTCGTTCTGCTCCAAATAAGCCAATCTCAATTCAAGCTTTAGCCTCTCCGAATCCATGTTCTCGTATCGTGTACCACTCATCAGGGACCCTGAACCTTTGTTATATGCGACTATATGCCATTTTATACTACAAAATTTATAATATCAATTTTTATATGATTGTTTGTCACGAACATGGCCCAAGCCCCCGACCCGCAGCACATGGGCGTCGGCGAGCGGATCGCTGTAACTTACTGATTTATAACGGTTTTTAGCCTCTATTGCGTCAGGGACCCTAAGCGATCCATAGGCCGCGATCCATAGGCCACAGCGCAAAAAAAAACGCCAGCTGTTAGACTTTCTAATTGCAGGATCGACGGCGTTTGGATCTAAGACGGCGTTGCAGGTAAACGCCGGCGGTAGAAATTGCCTGCGATAACGAATCACTAACTATAGGACGTCGCTCGCGGATCTCGTACGTTTGAGAATAGATCGAGGGGCAAGGCCCACCTTGATTAACTGTAAATATACGGTCGTTAAAAAGGTCGTCTGACTAGCGTTAAAAGTTTTTAGGCGGGTAAGGTACAGGCAATAAAAAAACCCGCTACGGCGGGTTTAATTTGGGTGTATAGAATACGGTTATTATTTGACGGGCAGTCCAGAGTTAACGGCGTTTAGAATTCTGTCCAATGTCTCTTGATCGAGATCATGAAACGTTAAACTGAATCGAACGGGAACGGTTTTTAAATCCGCAACTGTTCCGTCTAGCACTGGAGTCATCGTCATACCGTCAAGAAATCTTGACCCGTATTCAATAACTTTCGTTGTATAATTTAAAGTGTTGCCCATTGCATTAAGCCTCTATCGAAAAGGTTGCGTCGTCGAGTGCTATTGAAATTTCACCACTATTAATGAAATCGCGGATAAGATCTCTTCCAGCGTCGGCATTAATTAAAGCATACTTTTCAACATGATCTTTTACCGTGGATTCTAAATCCTCTATTTTAGCATAAGCACTGGAGTCGACGGCGTCGTCTTGTTCGCCGAACGCAACGGCGTTCATTTCAGTAATTAGTTCCCGCACTTGGTCCCGATCCATAAAGTCGTCGGTTTTGGCTTTCAATTCGTCAAGCTCGGCTTCGAGTTGATCTGTTACCAGTACAACGGCTTGAAGCTTTGCGTCGACGGCTTTCTTAACGTGATGCTCTACAAGCTTACCAAGAAAATAAGAGAGCTTATCCTCGATCCTATCCAGTGACGGGATGTAAGGCTTATCGGTTTTTACTTCGTCTTTGGTTGCGTCGCCGTTTGTTATTGAGTGTGTCATTATATTCTCCGTTGTTAAAATTAAAAAAGGCGTGGGGTTAACCACGCCTTATTGTAGTGCCTCGTTATGTCTTATGTCAATCTTTTCCGTAATCGCCTGCAACGCGATGCCTTAAACCAGTGCCACGCGGTAAGGTCTTAACGAATGCTTTTAAACGTTCGGCATCGGTCTCTGGTTGCAAAGCTTGCAAGGTTGCTCGCCAGTGTATTGCACAATTACCATTCCCTGCATAACAACCGCCTTTTGTATCGGTATCGCTCGCAAGTTTTTTTTGTGCTCCGTGTGAAGTAAAGCCAACAATAAAACTTCGATTTATTCTATTGCACCAAGGGTCATTATCGCCACAATTACCACAGTTCACGTTATTTAATTCATTCTCACATCTTACAACAGGAACGCCGTCAACGTGTTTACTCTTCCCGTTGGTATCATCCCAAAAAGATAACGGGACAACGGTAACAACGGGAACGCCGTCTTTAAACTTTTCGATTGCGTCGTCTAATTTATCCGCGCTGTAATTAATCGCGGTTGTTTTATCGGTAACGCGACCCCACCACAAAGACGGATCGTAGTGTGAATATGTAAAAGAATAACCACCAACTGGAACCGCGTTTAATTCGGCTTCGAAATATTCGGCGTCAAACGTTTGGGCGGTGGGTTCTTTTAAAGGGGCAAGGCTACAAGAACTTGGACAAGTCCCGTATTGGGATTTATCGCCAGATCTATAAGTGACAGCCAAGCCTGCGGTTTTATTGGCTGTGCTATGTGAAACAGTCTTTAACATTTTATAGCACCTCCAAAGACCATTCTTCAGGCGTTATGCCTGTCATAATAAATTCACGTTCATCAACGGATAAATTTGACATAGCATTTTGAATAACCGCACCACCTTTCCAAAGATTAAGTTGGTCTTGTGTTATGTTAAGATCTAAGGATCTTACTTCTCCAGATAGAATAGATTTTTTAGTGATAATCATTTTATAACCTCCATAGTTAAATAAATAAAATTGAACTGAAACCGATAAGTACTAAAACACTAAATAGAATAATAAACTCTAATATAGCGTATCGAATACGACGTTTCATTTAATAACCTCCATAGTTAAATAAAAAAAAGCACGGGATTAACCGTGCTTTAATCTTATGCGATTTTTTGCGACGTTGTCAACAGGCTACCCGTTGCCAGTCAGACGGGCTGAGATCTAACACCTGAGATCCGCGACGTTGCCAGTCAGAACGGTTATCTATATCGGACATATGAGAAACGGCGGTAACGGCATTGACCATGGTTGCCTGCGATACCTTTTCGCCTGCATAGCCTGCCTGCCCTATCGTTGCCATTAACCCGTCTAAAACGTTTGACGTTTCTTTTTTGGTAAGCTGAATAACCTTTCCAAGGTTTTCGACGGCTTCTTGAGCCGTGCCATTAATTTTATTTTCATGGGCTAAACGCATTTTTTCGCAAACTTCGTCAAACATTTCACGCGACGCATACGCCTTAGTAAGGTCTCGAACTTGCAATTCTAACGCCTTGTTATCTGCGTCTTTTGCCTCATTCGTTAACAAGCCCCATGTATCGGAATCCCCTTGAGCGGACGTAATGTGAGCCTTACGGGTTTTATTGGTGGTTTCTTGCCCGTTTAAACAAGCCAACGTCCAAACCATTTGATACACCGCGACTGATCCAAAACCAACCTCACTATTAGAAAGTCCAATACCTGACGCCATAACGTCTCGAACGTTTGCCCCTGCACCCTCAATATTCTGGGATCTCAACTGTAGGTATAAACGTTTATCGGTAACGTCGCCGTTAACGACTTTCCAACCTGCATTGGATTCCATCAACTGTGGCAAAGTAGATTGAAGTAAATTAATGTTATCAAACGTCTTAAACTTTTCAGAAACAACGGCTCTTACCGTGCCGTCTTTTCCAGACGTATGCGAACCAATATCAGAAGAACTATAATTATGGACTCTAATCATTTTCTTTTTTGGCTCATTTTCATGGATTTCATTAATTAATTTTGAATAAGGTCTTGGATAATCCTTTTGCAAACGTCGAGCCGTTCTAGTGTCTAACCCTGCGGATGTTGCTATTTGTCCTGACGCAACGTCGTTAACTGCAAATACTTTAGTCGGAACACCGCCCTGACCCTCTAATACAATCCCTGCGTGTCCTTCATCACTAACAGTAAAGTTAACCTGACGGGTGTCCGCAAGATAATCCTCTTTACGTTGTGCAAGTTCGTTAACCTTCTGCATGAGCCCCATTAACGTTCCGTTTTCATTTTCGATATTGTGCATTTTATACCTCCATAGTTTGAATGCAAAAAAGGACAAGAATCGCCCTGTCCTTTCTTATCGCATAAAATCGTATACATGGTCAAATAGAAATTTCTAAAAGTTTTATGTCCAACCGTCCATGGCCTGATAGTAACAATCGCAATAGCATAAACTTATCTCCATTTTCCTGTAGAATCACGCCACATATGGATAGTCTTTCCTTCTGTTTCATTTACACCCGTCAAAAAAGCTTTAAGTTCATTTTCCGTATTAAACGAATATGTCTTTTCGGATTCTTCTTCGGGATCAGCCTCGTTAAATACAATTGTTACGCAGTGTTCCTCTTCCTCCGGACTTTCTAAAAATACTTTAACACCCATTATTCAGCCTCCAATCTTATTCGCTCTGCGAACGTTAAACAATTCTTACATACTCTCTCGTCTATCTCTTCAAGATAGAAATCTTCGTCCATGCCTATCTTTTCTGAGCATCGATCACATTCATAAAGCAAACATTCCGCACAAGAATAACCATCGACGCGTATATATCTGAGACCCTCGTTTGCATCGATGGTCGAATCGGCAGGGACACGATTAACAAACTTGCCCGAACCAAACGACGTGTCTTCAAAACAATGAACACAAAGATCTTTAAAATCAATTTTAAGTGCTTCCGCCCTCATATTGCATACCTCCATAGTATTTACGTTGTCCCATACCCTAGCATAAAAAAAACCCTGCCGTCAAGCAGGGTCTAATTTTATCGTCGTCTTCGGCGTTTTGGTTTTTGTTGTGACGCCCGTTTTGATAAATTATCATAGTCGTCCCCGTACAAAAAACGACCTAACCAATCTAATAAAAAAAACATTAATTAACCTCCTTGTTCCATAAACATTTTAATTTCTTATCGTGTATTTTTAAAAAACGGTGTTTTCTACTGCGAGGTCTCCACTCTCCATCTTGATACCTCCATAGTATTGATGATTCCACTTATCGCATACTATTTTACAGAGATCAAGTCCAAAACATCTCCCCAATCTT